AGGCCGCGGGCAGCATGCGTCGCGAGACAGCCTCAGCTCAGGCGGCAGCTTCTGCACCAGTCAAAGCTATAGAGAGCGGATCGCGCATGACTGGCGGCGACGCGATAGTTGCGCAGGTGGAGGCCGAGAAGCACGTTGTCACCGATGCGCTTCAGGCCAAGCTTGATGCGGCCATTGCGTCAATTATCGATCAAGCAAGGTCCGGCATCAGCCAGGGATTGAAGAATGTCGTCACCGGCAAGCAAGGCATCGACGAGGCTTTTGCCACCCTGGCTTCAGAGATGGCCAATTCGGCGGCAGAGCCACTGGCGGACATAGCCGCTGAGTGGCTCGTCTCCCGAGCCGTAGAGATGACCGGCCTTCAGACGCTCGATATGGAGGGCGCAGCGTTCGCCATGTCGATTATCAGCGACGCAACGTCCGGCATCAGCGAGGGGCTGCAGAACATCATCACCGGTACGCAAAGTGCCGACGAGGCTTTTGTCAGCCTGGCTTCAAAGATGGCTGACTCGATGGCTGGAGCACTGGCGGACATGGCTGCTGATTGGCTGGTCTATCAGGCTCTGGAGATGGCCGGTATTGAGGCCCTCACCACTTCCAAGATATCCGGCATAGGCGCAGCGTCGTCTGCACAGCAGGCCGCAATCGCTGTGACATCGAGTGCTTCCAGTGCCGCGACAGCGGTCACCACGAGTACGCAAACTGCGGCCGCGGCTACGGTGGCAGCAGCCTGGAGCCCAGCGGCGCTGTGGGCGTCCATTGGCTCATTCGGTCAGGCTGCTGTGTTGGCAGGCGGAGCCATTCTGGCGGTCAAGGCGCTTGGCGGCTTTCGCACGGGAGGGTACACCGGCAGTGGCGATGTTGGCGCTGTAGCGGGGGTGGTGCACGGCCAGGAGTACGTATTCGATGCAGAGTCCACGGCGCGCATAGGTGTTTCCAATCTGGAGGCGATGCGCCACGGCGAAATGGCTATTGGCTCGCAAGAAACATCCGCCGCGGGAGTTGTGCGTGTGGAGCGTACCGTTGAAGAGGTCGGCCGCAGCCAGTCCGTTGGGGGGATCACCATCAACGCGCCGGTATCCGTACAGGCTCAACCAGGTATGAGCCAGCAGGACGCGCAGCGGCAAGGTGACCAGATGGCCCGTGCGTTTCGGGACGGGGTGGTAGACGTACTACGACGCGAAATGGGGCAGGGTGGCGTGCTTTACAGGAGGGCGTGATGGAAGAGTTTACGTATGACGTGCAGCTTGGAACGACAGGTGATATCACCCAGCGCACTTGGAAGAATGATTTCGGCGACGGCTATGTTCAGGCTGGCGGCACGGGCATCAATGGCCGTGCTGAATCCTGGTCGGTGACTCTGGTGGGTCGCCTGACGAGCGGTGCCGAGCTCGCCAAGGCCCGTGCGTTTCTTGATCGTCACGAGGGCTATCGGTCTTTCCTCTGGCGCTCGCCTTCCGGGGTTTTGGGCCAGTGGCGATCGACAGGGTATGCCTTGAATCCGCGTGGTGCTGGGGTGTTTACCCTTACCGCCACCTTCGAGCAGAGCTTTAGGCCCTGAACCATTTCACAAACATCCACCCCGCATCAGCGGGGTTTTTCGTTTATGGGGTTCTATGAGCGACTACAACAGAGACATTCAGGCGCTGGAGCCAGGCAACCTGATCCGTTTGTACGAGCTGGATGCCACCCGTTTGGGCGGTAGCATCTGGCGCTTCCATGGTCATGCAGGTGACAGCCTGGGCATGCCCGACGGCACGATAGTCTGGCAAGGCCAGGTTTACGGCCGCATTCAGATCCAGGCATCCGGCTTCGACATCCGTGGTGATGGGCGAGCGGCTTCGCCGACCCTGCAATTGGCCAACGAATTGGACGGCGTGCGTGGGGCCATATCCGCCCTCTGCCTGCAGTTCAAGGATCTTGCCGGTGCGAAGCTGCGGGTGATCGAGACCTTTCGTCACTTCCTCGATGCGGTGAACTTCGCCGATGGCAACCCGAGTGCCAGCGATCAGTGCCGCATCAACGCGTGGTACATCGAGCAGAAGACCGAGGAAGACCGTGCCCAGGTGACCTTTGAACTGTCGAGTCCCATCGATCTCGGCGGCCAGCAACTGCCCGCGCAGCAGATCACCAAATTGTGCCGCTGGGCCTGTCGCGGGCAATACCGAGGTGAGGCCTGCGCCTACACCGGCGAGGCCATGTTCACCAAGAAAGACGAGCCCACTGACAATCCGGCACTTGATCGTTGCCGTGGCAGCTGGGGCAGTTGCAGAAAACGTGGCAACACGAGGCGCTTCGGCGGCTCGCTCGGAGCCAGCCTGATCGTCACGTCGAGGTAGGTATGCGCATCAGCAAGAAACTGCAAAACGATATCCGCACCCATGCGGCCGAGCGTTACCCGAACGAAGCCTGCGGCTTGTTGATCCGCACTGATGCAGGCCGGCAATACGTGCCCTGCGCCAACGTGGCGACAACGCCATGCGAGTACTTCGTGATCGACAAGCACGACCAGACCGATGCCGAAGAGCGGGGCGAGATCCTTGCCTATATCCACAGCCACCCGGATGCGGCGCCCACTCCGAGCGTGGCCGACCGAGTCAGCTGTGAGCTGCATGAACTGCCTTGGGGCATCGTGGGCTGGCCCGGTGGCGACATGGCGTGGATCAAGCCCACTGGCTATCAGGCTCCGCTGCTCGGCCGCACGTTCGCGCATGGCCTGCTGGATTGTTGGGCGGCCTGCCGCGATTGGTACGCGCGCGAGGCGGGCATCAATCTGCCGAACTTCGAGCGCCGCGATCTGTGGTGGGAGGATGCCAGCGGGCCAAGTCACTACGAGGACAAGTTCGCGGGCTGCGGCTTCTACCAGGTGGACGCTGCCGAGCGGGGCGACATCCTGATCTTCAGGGTGCCATCGCCGGGTCGGCCGTGCTTTCACCCGAATCACGCGGCCATCTATCTCGGTGATGACCCTGCGATCCGCAGCGAGACCGCTGCACCGCTGGCCGGCGCCGGGCCGTTCATTTTTCATCATATGGCCGGCCGCGCTTCGGCGCGTGAGGTCTACGGCTGGTCGATGGCCAACCGTTGCCGGCTGATCTTGAGGCACAAGGACTACCAGCCATGACCATGCGAACCATCAAACTTTACGGCGTATTGCGTTCGCGATTCGGACGTGAATTCCGGCTCGATGTGCACAGCGTCGGGGACGCCATCAGCGCGCTGTGCAATCTGTTGCCGGGCTTTGAACGCTTCATGCGCACCGCCGACGAGCGCGGGCTGACCTTCGCCGTGTTCTGCGGGCGCCGCAATATCGCCGAAGGCGATCTCGGCCTGCGCGGCAGCGACGACAGCGAGATACGCATTGCGCCCATCGTGCAAGGCAGCAAGAACGGAGGCGTATTCCAGACCATTCTCGGGGTGGTGATGATCGCCGTTGGCTACTTTACCTTCGGCACCACGTCTGTGTATGGCATGGCACTGATCGCGGGTGGCGCGGGTATCGCAATGGGCGGTGTCTCGCAAATGCTTGTACAGACACCCGGTGCCTCGACCGCCGCGAACAACGAAGACGGCAATAACCCCAGCTACGGCTTCGGCGGCGCGGTGACCACCGTGGCCCAGGGCAACCCCTGGCCGGTGCTGTATGGCGAGCGCGAGATTGGCGGCGCCGTCGATTCCGGCGGGGTGTACACAGAAGACCAGCTTTGATCGGCTGAACAACAAGCCCCGCCACGTGCGGGGCTTTCTGTTTTTGGAGAGCAACATGGGCGCATTGAAGAACAGGCCGGTGAACGTGCAGGGCAGCAAGGGCGGCGCCAAGAAGCCGAAGGTGCCGACCATTGCCAGCAACAGCACGCCGTCTCTGTCTACCGTCAAAATCGTTTACATCTGGAGCTGGGGGCCTATCGAGGGGCCGGTGGGTGGGCTGCGTGGCATCAAGCTCGATGGCACGCCAATCGTGGCCGAGAATGGCAACCTCAACTATCCCGGCGTTAAATTCCAATTCCGCAACGGAGAGCTGAACCAGGATCGGCTCGAAGGTCTGGCCGAGTCGAGCAATGAAATTGCCGTGGGGCAAACCCTGCTCAGCAGCGCGCCCTACCTGTACTCCATCAACACGCCTATCGTCGACGCCGTGCGCGTGCGTCTGTCCTGGCCGCAACTGCAGGCGCAGGATTCGACCGGCAACGTGGGTGGCGTGCGCATCGACTACGCGATCGATGTGGCCACTGATGGCGGTCCGTTCGTAACGGCCTTGCAAACCTTCGTCAGCCGCAAGAACGTCACCACCTACTACCGCAGCCATCGGGTCGAACTGCCTGCTGGTAGCCGTTGGACGTTGCGCGTGCGGCGCATTACACCGGAAGCGAATAGTTCGACCGTGCAGGATGGCATGGTGGTCACCGCCATCGCCGAGGTGGTCGACAGCGATCTGGAATATCCGTTGACTGCTGTTGGGCTGCTGGAATACGACGCCCAACTGTTCGACGGCAACTTCGCCAAAGTAAGCGCCCGCATGCGTGGGCGGATAGTCAGCGTGCCTGCCAACTACGATCCGGACACCCGCAGCTACTCGACGGTGGGAACCGGGACGACCAATGGCGTGTGGGATGGTACGTTCAAGGAGGCCTACTCCAACAATCCAGCATGGGTCTATTACGACCTGGTGCTCAATCCCTACTTCGGTCTGGGCGACCGTATAACCAGTGGCATGATCGACAAATGGTCGCTGTATCGCATCGCGCAATACTGCGACCAGATGGTCGATGATGGCGCCGGCGGCCTCGAGCCTCGCTTCACCTGCAACGTGTATCTGCAGAAGCAGGCCGACGCCTATGCGGTGCTGCAGGACATTGCCAGCATTTTCCGCGGCATGAGCTATTGGGATGGCAGCCAGATCGTGGTGAACGCCGATATGCCGGCCGACCCGGTGTATAGCTACAGCGTCTCGCAGATTCTCAACGATGGCGCGATCAAATATGCCGGCACACGCGCTCGTGATCGCCATTCCCTGGCTCTCGTATCCTGGGACAACCCCGGTCAGGGTTTCGAGACCGACAAGGAGCCGATCTTCGACGACGAGGCCATTGGTGAGTTGGGCGTGCGTGAGTTGAAGGTGGCCGCATTCGGTTGCACCAGCCTCGGCCAGGCGCAACGCGCCGGCCAGTGGGCATTGCTGACCGAGCAGTTGCAAACCCGCAGTGCCGTACTGCAGGTCGGCCTCGATGGTGGCATTCCCAAGCCTGGGCAGATCATCACCCTGGCCGATCCGATGCTCGCCGGCCGTGCCAACGGTGGCCGTATCAGTGCTGTGGCCGGCCGTACTATCACCCTGGATCGGGATATTGAGGTGCCCGCCGGCGCCCGCCTGTTCGTCAACCTGCCCAGCGGCCGTAGCGAAGCACGCGCCGTTCGCTCGGTCGAGGGGCGAGCGGTCACTGTAGTCGCTGATTTCAGCGAGGCGCCACAGCCCGAGCTGGGGTGGGCGCTGGACTTCGACGATCTGGCGGTCATGCAGTTCTACGTGAAGAACGTGAGTCGGCCCGAATGGCACGTGTACGAGCTGGAGGTGATGCAGCACCAGCCCGGCAAGTATGCGCTCATCGACAGCGGCGCCGTTATCGACGAGCGGCCGATCAGCGTGCTACCTGCGGGAGTGCAGGAGGCCCCTGCACGGGTACTGCTCAGCCAGCACGTGGTGATCGAGCAGGGCATCGCCGTCACCGTCATGACCATCGGCTGGGACATGGCGCCTGGCGCCGTGGCCTATGACGTGGAGTGGCGATGGGGCTCGAACGAGTGGGTGAAGCTGCCCCGTACCGGCGAGCTGACTGCCGACGTGCGCGGCATCTACAGCGGCCAGTACCTGGCCCGGGTGCGGGCCGTGAGCGCGATGGATGTGGTCTCGCTGCCCACTACGTCGCAACTGACCAACCTGGAAGGCAAGACCGGCTCGCCGCCGATGCTGGCCTCGCTTACCACCACACCGCTGGTGTTCGGCATCCGGCTCGATTGGGCCTTCCCGCATGGCGTGGAAGATACCCAGCGCACGGAGCTTGAGTACGCCAACAACGCCACCGGCCAGAACGCGTTGAAGCTGGGCGATTTCGCCTACCCGCAGAGCGAGCATGAGCTGCATGGCCTGGCCGCCGGCACGCGCTTCTGGTTCCGCGCCCGGCTGGTCGACCGCACCGGCAACGTCGGCGCCTGGACGGCTTGGGTCGACGGCATCAGCAGCACCGATGTCAGCGCCTACGACGCCTACTTCGCCGGCAAGATCAACCGCACGGCGCTCGGGCAGTACCTGGGCGAGAAGATCGACCTGATCGACGAGCTGGAGCGGGAGATCGGCGAGCTGTCCGATGCCTTGGCCTACGACTCGGCGCAGACCTATGTCGCAGGCGATACCGTGCGCGGTGGCCCTGGTGGCCGCCGGCTGTACCAGGCTATCGACGACGTGCCGGTCAACACGCCGCCGCCGGCCGCCGATTTCTGGCTCGACATCGGCCAGGTGGTGCAGAACGCCAACGGCCTTGCGCAGCAGGTGCAGAAGAACACCGCCGGCCTCAGCGAGATCGACGGCAAGGTCACTGCCCAGGCGACGTCGCTGGATTCTCTGCGCGCCGCCTGGCGCGACGACAACGCTGATGGCGACCTGGAGGGCGCCCTGCAGGCGTGGGACTCAACGGCGAAGTTCGCCCAGGAGGTGAAGGTCCGCGCCACGCAGAACGAATCGCTGGTGCAGCGCCTGACCACGCTGGACAGCAAGGTGGGCGAGAACGCAGCAACCATCACCGAGCTGGAGCGGGCGGTAGCCACGGATCTCGTCGCCGTTGCCGAGCAGGTGCAGGAACTGCAGGCCGAGGTGGGTGA